TTTTTTTGATCTGCGTAATATAGATTGCTCCGTGTTCCCATGCATCTTCGATCCATTCTGCCGCCCCTGATGTTTTTTTAATGACTAGATGGATGTGCCATGCACCCTTTGTGCCCCGCTCTATGTTTCTGATCCAGTAAAACGGAGTGTTTGCCTTTTTATATTTCGGACGGAGCTTTCGGAGTGCTTTTTGTAAGTCTTTTAGTGCCACTGTCATGTCTTTCGGTCTTTGCTCGACTTTGTAGGTGTATGTTACAAAGTAGTCTCCTGCATCAAAATATTCGATCAGTAATCGTCTGCATATCTTCGCTCGGTTGGCTTGGTTGACTGCCGCCATCTGTTCCGGCGTCGGTTTCTTTTTCTTTTGCCGTGCCTTTCCTTTTGCTCCATATCTTCCGTCTGGATATTCCTCTACGTCGTAGACGTCTCCGCCCCGTAATTTGTACGTTTTTCTCCGTGTTGCCATCTTTTATCTGTCCTAACTTTAATATCTTTATCGAGGTTTAAAAGCGGGAGTCCCCGCGTGTATCGCTTGACTTCCCGCCTCTTATTTGATACAATATATTTGTCCTAACAAGAGGCGGGAACGCCATCTTTTAAGCGCATCAGTTGCTGTGATGCGCTTTTTTTTAATTGATTACATATGTACCGCCGCGCTTTTTTTGCTTTTCGCGCGCATACGCTTCGACTTCCGATCTGGTCATTGCCTTGCACTCTAATGCGTACGGATCTCCCCAGCGGATGATCCACAAAATAACTTCTTCTTTCATTTCATGAGGTGTTTCGCTGCTTCTCTCGCTATTTCTTGTGCTGATTTTTTTATTTCCTCTTCTATTTCTTCTTGCGTCATTGTGGATGTTTTAACTATTTTTTGCATTGACTTTTCTGCGTGTTTTTTTCCGTACTCTTCTTCGAGGATGTTTCTTATTCCTCTTAATATCATGACTGTTTCTGCTTCTAATAATATTAAATTTCCTTTTATTTCCACATTGCCTTTACTGCATTTAATCATCTTTACAAATTCCTTTCGTTAAAATGTTTTTTAGTTTTTGAATCTGATCTCCATCAAGTCCGCTAACATTAAATATTCTTGTGCTTTCTTTGTCTCTCCATGCGTTTCGCAGACCTTATCTCTGAACTGCGCAAGCGTTCCGTAGAAACATCCACAGCGTACGCCTACATCTCCATCTTTAAGCCGGAAGAATGTGGTTGTGCGATTACAAGATCCGAAACCGTGAGCATATGCATAATCCTTATCGCCGGAAACCCGTGCATCGCCGAAAACCTGTGCATCGCCGGAAACCCGTGCATCGCCGAAAACCTGTGCATCGCCGGAAACCCGTGCATTGCCGGAAACCCGTGCATTGCCGGAAACCTGTGCATCGCCGAAAACCCGTGCATTGCCGGAAACCCATGCATTGCCGAAAACCCGTGCATCGCCGAAAACCTGTGTATCGCCGAAAACCCGTGCATTGCCGGAAACCCATGCATTGCCGAAAACCCGTGCATTGCCGGAAACCCGTGCATTGCCGGAAACCCGTGCATTGCCGAAAACCCGTGCATTGCCGGAAACCCGTGCATTGCCGGAAACCCATGCATTGCCGGAGATCCGTGCATCGTCGGAAACCCATGCATCGCCGAAAACCCGTGCATTGCCGGAAACCCGTGCATTGCCGAAAACCTGTGCATCGCCGAAAACCTGTGCATTGCCGAAAACCTGTGCATTGCCGGAGATCCGTGCATCGTCGGAAACCCATGCATCGCCCATATGACTCAGGTTTTCTTCTTTTTCTATGTATCCTCCCAAATCCCCGGCTTTTACATTGCCAAACTCAATTAACGCTTTAATGCGAAACAGTTTCACGCCGGAAATATCTACAATAAATTCGCTTGTTAGTTTAAACTTCTTCACTTTTCTCATCCTTTCTGTTGCAATAATCTTGGTTGTTTAGTTATGCGTCCTAGAGGCTGCCGCCTCATTTATGGGCGCTCTTTTGTTCTGTAAACGTCAAAATCTTCGTGATTGCCTATACTTCCCCACGATGTGATCTGATCATGTTTTACAAGTACAACCGCGTTTGCATAATCCTGATCGTATTTCAGACACCATTCTTCAAGTAGATCTAAGATGCAGTTCATTTCTTCTTCGGCATCTTTCTTTACCTTTACATCCATTTCTTTGTTCACCTCCTTAGATTGGTCCTGCCTGCAAGATGTAAATGATCATAGCCATCACCGCGTTTAACATCATGCTGGCAACCGTTACTGCGATCAGACCTCTTGCAGCGCTGTCTCTTTCTTTTCTTTTGTGCTGAATTTTCTCCTGCTTGTGATCCTCTTCCGGAAAATTTCTCCGCTCGATCGGGATCAGCTCCAGCTCCGGCACTGTCGGTAATTTAATCTCTTCCATGCTTGTCCTTCCTTTCTACCGCTTACGCGGTTTTCTCTATTATGTAGTTTCTGTCAAAAAGAACCCTTTGGTTAACACTTTCTGCAAATGCCTCTTTATCTTCCAGTTCCTTAACCTCTACTTCTTTTCCGTCAATTACTACAATGCTTTTTATGATCATTTACACCACCTCTCTAAAGCTTATGAAACACTGTTTGTACTTGTTGCGTTGTCCAATGAAATCCCCTATACTGTAAATACAGGACACTGGCATGTCCGAGTACTACGAAAGGAGTTCCATCATGATGCAAAATTACTATTTTTATATCTATCCAGATATTAACGGCAATTATGAAGTACATACAGAAAACTGCTATTATCTTCCATCCGAACTTAACAGACAGTATATTGGAAGATACAGTTCTTGTCAGGCAGCTATAATTGCTGCGCAGATTGCTTATCCCGATAAAAAGTTTGACGGATGTTATCATTGTTGCCGTGAATGCCACAAGGGATAATAATGGGGCTGGCTTTTCGTCAGCCTTTCATTGTGGCGTTCTTTCTAAACACCTCACGTACAATCTCGCACGCCTCGTCCAGATTCTCCAATGTCATATTGTTCTGAATCATACACCGCGAAATCTCATTGCTTAATATCGCGCTCTGGTCTTCTCGGAATTCTCTATCAAGCATCTCCATAGCCAACTTAATCACTCTCCTTTCTCTTCTGTCCGTTTTATTGACAGCTGATCTGCATGCTACTTGCTATTCTCCTCCACCTCTCCTATACTGTTAATACAGGCACTGCCATGCCGAGTATTATGAAAAGGAGAGATACTATATGTATGATGTTTATTTTTCATATTTCGATGGAAATGATCACTTGTGCACGAATGTAGATAAAATCGAAATTCCTACTTCATCCGGAATAAGAACATATTCGGGCGATGAAATTGCATCTCAGCATTTTAGGATTCACTCAGAGATTTACCTGTATAGTTCTAGTACAAGTTACACAATTTCTACAACTGGGTTAAAAGCCATCGAAATCAGAAAGAAATAATCTTTCTATATTAGAACCTCTATACTAATTTCTGTATGGGGGTTCTCTTTCTTTAATTCTTCTGCTTTCTTCAAAACATCACTAACATCGTCCATCCTTGTTATGTGAAAAATTATTTTTATTCTCATTATTACCTTCACCTCCTCTTCTGCTTCAAAGTCATGTTTATCGAACACCTTTCCTGTTACACTACTCTAGGAAGTACTCAATAGATACTCCGAAGTAGTCGGCGAGGATTTTTAACTTGTCAGCTTTTGGATTGCTCCTGCCCGCCTTCCAATTTGAAAAAATGTTTTGACCAATTCCTGTATCTTTCGATACCTGATACGCTGTTTTGTTGGTTTTATCCAATAATTCAGCAAATTTTTCGTACACTTTTGCACCACCTTCCTTAATTAGCGTTATTGAATTTACTTTCAATATGTGATATACTTCCAATTGCAAAACCAATTAAACATTATTCGAAAGTACATCACATATCGTAAGTTCGTAAGACGCTTACTTTCGTTTGCGTAACTAAATACTACATCAGCATTCGTTATTAGTCAAGCATTTTTACTTACTTTTACGAAAGTATGCTATTTTCGTGAAAGGAACACAAAAAATGTATGAAATATTTGAGCAACTTTTACAAAAATACGGCATTAGTGCATACAAGGTAGCTAAAGAAGCAGGGGTGACACAAACAGCGTTAAGTAATTGGAAGAACGGAAGGAATACTCCATCTGTGCCTACCCTTCAGAAGATTGCTGAGTATTTTGGAGTAACTGTCGACTACCTTATGACAGGAAAGGAGGAAACTGAAAAAGAGCCAAAACTGAAACCTAAAGACGAAAAAGACATAAAAGAGATTCTTGCCAACACCGAGCAACTGCTCAAGCAGGATGGACTCATGTTTGACGGTGATCCGGCATCCCCGAAGGCGATCGAGTCCATCCTGTCAGCCATGCAAATCGGCATGGAGATGGCAAAGAAAAAGAACAAGGAGAAATACACTCCGAAAAAGTATAAAAAGGATTGATGTTATGAATATTAAACGGCTGGTGGATTCTCTGGTCAGAAAGTACAAATCACGGAATCCCTTTGAGATAATCGAGCATTTCAATGTAATAGTTGTCTTTTATCCCTTACACGGGGTAAAAGGATTTTATCAGTACTTTCAGCGTAACAATATCATCTATATTGATGAAACATTATCCGACAAAGAGAAACTGTTTGTTTGTGGGCATGAGCTGGGTCACATGTTCTTGCACAAGAAAGCGAATGCAATCTTCATGGACTCTCGGACGCAACTCAATACTACTAAGTACGAAATAGAGGCAGATCGATTTGCGATGAATCTATTGCTTTCCGATGCAGATATAGAGGAGCATTTAGATTTTTCTACAACACAGTTCTCACGGCTATTCGGGTACAATAAGAAGCTAATAGAATTACGGCTGAAAGATTTTAATTAATGTGGTGTTTTCTCGGAACAAATACAAGAGAAGAAA